TAATTTTCTCATTGACGGTGACGCCGTTCATGTTATAAGTTTGATTAGGCGTTAATGCCATATACGCTCCTCCGTTTCCTACAGAAGCTGATTGTGCTTCTGTTCAAAAAATAAGGCCGCCATGCAGAATGGCGGCACTTAGTCGTTATACAATCCTCGAAAACTTTACACCCACAAAATATTCTTGGAATAGTCAATTAGTCATGCTCTCCGGCATGGGTGTTTTCATAGTCAACATCCCATTCCCGCATCTCATCCAAAAGGAGAGAAGCAAAGCTGTTGCCTTGAAGCCGTTTGACATATAATTCTTCAATGCTCATGAGAGTTTTCTTCTCATAGAGCGGCAGAACCTTGGTGTCGTTATATCGATAAAATATGTTTTTGATAATGTTGCGGCATTGTGTTCTTGTGAATTCCAAATTGATTTCGTTGTTCTCCACAATGCTTTCTTTAAACCCTTTATCTTCCTCAATGTGCTTCTCAAGCAGCGTCTTGATTTCAGCAATCATATCTGTGTTTGCTTCTACCTTATCTGCCTCTCCATACTTTCGGAAGACCTTAGCAATAGAAGCTCGGGCAGTTTTAGAAACCAGCGCAAGGATGGAAGCAGCCGAAAGGATAACGCCGAGAACTGCGGCAATATCTTTCACTACTTCCATAGGTTATCCCTCCTCAACAGTAGCGGGATTGATAACCCGGCTCATATCGCACAGCCTGTCAATCATCTCACCAATAGCATCATAATTGATGTCGTAATTGATGCCGTCGGCACCGGCCTTCAGCATAGCAATAACCCATTCTTTACGCTCGGCGCCTTCAGTAAATTTGGTTTCTGCGGTCTCCATAAGCGCCATTACCTTATCAAGCACCTGAGACCAGTTTCTTTCCTTGATAGTCTGCTTTACATACTTGACGAGCTGCACCACAAGGGGGATAGCCGCTGCTAAACCGGAAAGCATAGCCACAATAAAATCCAGCCATTCCATATCCATAACTCATACCTCCATATTATTCTTCCATGTATCCATCCGTCTCGACCGAAACCGGAACATCAATGCTGCCCTTTGTCAAAGGGACTGAATCTGCGCTTTCTGAGCCGGCGGACAGTACATCCCCAAGAGAGCCGTTCAGCTTCTCTCTGTCCAACTTCACCTGCTCGCTCTGTTTCTTGCCGTGATATGCCTTCATGCAGTAGATGGCGTAAATCAGCACCTGCGCCGCAATATCGGACACAAGAACGCCAAGATACGAAAGGTCGGCAAATACCCACATGGCGACCATCGAGTAAACAACAATCGCGTTGAGCAGAATGAACAGGTAAATAGCTATCAGCTTGCTTGTCTCGATGTGCGCCTTATCAAACTTGCGCCGCTCCTTTTCAAGCTGCAGCCATCGTTCCTTTTGAACATTTTCTCTTTTTAGCCTGTATAATTGCTTTTGAAACTCCCGTTCTGACAGGTAGCGTTTGCCCATGTGAATCACCCCCAATCCATACCGAAAAGAGTTCCAATAATCAAATGACCCGCATAGGCAGCAAGAAGCTGTCATGCGGGTTTTCTTTTATCTTCTATTATTCTTCTGGCTCGGAGCCGTCATCAACCATCTCAGGGTCATCCTCTAAGTCATTGTAGCTCTCTTCGCCATAAATGTTTTCTTCGCCATCAACAATCTCGTCCCAGCCATCAGGATAATCGAAAGGCGAGTATACATTGTTTTCAATCTTGGAACGAAACACACGAGTCGAGGCGTTGCCTGTGTCATCGGTCGTTTCAACACTGCAGCAATCGCCTGTCATATAAGGCGAAGTAGAGATTGCAATAAACGGCTTTGCCTTTGCAGGGTCTTGACTCCAAACGAAGCCCCACTGCGCAGGCAGGGTTTCAGGTTCCCCAGCATAGACAGTAGAATCATATTTTTGGAGCAGCCGTACAACGCGGCCTTCACTGGACTTACACACGAATCCATCTGTCAGACCGGCGTGCCTGTCCAGCATATTCATCTTTGCTTTTGCAGCTTGAAAATCAGGTATGTATCCATCCTGCGCATTCAGCTCAGTCCCACTTGCAGTTGCGCTCGCATCCTGCACTTCCTGTGCCCGCTGTTTTCCGTAAGAGCGCATAATATCTAAAGTGAATTGCTTATCAGTCATACTTCATTTACCCCCTCACGAATGGCGGCAGCCAGTTCTGCATAGGAAGCAGCTTCCTGAATGATTTGCCCGCCGTCAACAGCAGACACTACCACGGTGTCAGCGTTAGCAATATCATCATGCCCCACAAGATTGTAGGGAACGCTCTGGTAAGCAACGCCGATAGCGTCATGAGCCGCCGTGGGGACATAGCAGCCGCTTTTCCCGATTTTGATATAGTTCACAGAGTCTGTCATTCCAAGCTCCGTGCCATCGATTTTGATAATCCGATACATTATGCACCCTCCTTTGCGCCAACTAAATTTGCAATATAACGCAGCACATTGATTTCCGTATTAAAAAAGTCATGATTCCACAGCCAGAAATCCTCATGGTCTTTTCTTTTAAACCGCTGACAAACGGGGTCGTCCCAAACTTTGTCCCAGCGTTCCTGATACTGCTTGTCCCGATTGGCAAGCGTTTTCTGAATTGCCTGCGTCAACCTTCCGCGCACCATGCCCATGCCGTCTTCGTCAATTGCAAAATACTGATGTGCGTTCTCGCTGGTTGCATAGCAAATGGTTTTGTTGTTGTATGTGATGAAAGCGCCGATGCATTCGCATACGCTCATGGCGGGGATATTCACTTCTCCGCAAATCGCTTTCCCCTTAAACCTTTTATGTACAATGTACTTCATTACCTTTGTTTCCTCTTTCTCTGAAGTTTTCAATCTTCTCCGGGGAAAATCCGAAGACAGCATAGAACAGTCTGCGCAGACGCAGAACCCGTTTGTGGTCGTTATAACTTTCAAAATAAGCGAGCATCCCGTTTACAGAAGTCCATAAATCCTCATAGGTCATTTCGCCGGCTTGTATCTTATGATAGAACGCTTTGATTTTGCGGCGGGCACGCTTCACGCCGTCTCTGTTGCCATTCACGATAACCTTGCCCGTTTCAGCCAGCGTGTATTTTGCTTTACAATAACGAAATGGTTTGGTCAGCGGAATAATTCTGGATTTGGATGGGCTGATGGTGAGGCACAGACTTTCTGCTTTGGCTACTATTAACCGCATGACCTCCTTGGGGTCTTTAGCCGGCGGTACAATGACATAATAGTCATCCATGTAATGGCCGGCACAGGGGATGGAGAGCTGACATTTAATATAGTTGTCCAGTGCGGATGGAAAGGCAACCATCTCTGCCTGACTGGGCTCAACGCCAAGAGGAAGCCCTTTTCCGCCAGGCACAGTATTCACGATACAGTCTCCCATTGCCCTGATTCCATCGTCCAGGAGAAACTTTCGGTGTCGCTCAAATACTTTTTCGTGAGATACAGAGGGGAAGAATTGCCGAAAGTCCAAAAGGATGACGTGACCTTCACGGCCATACCGCCTGAAATGATAATGCAAATCTTTACACAGCTCTTTCTTTGAAAACTCAAATCCTTTGCCCGGTAAGCTCGCACCATTGTTCCATATCATGCTTGGCAGATACAGTGGCAGAAGCACCTTTTGCGTGAACACTTTATGTACCTGCCGGTCTTGGATTCTCGGGGCGTCAATTGGTCTGACCTTTCCTCGTTCCGTAAGCGTGAAGTGTACATATCCACCCGGCGACCATGTACCGTCCAGAATCTGCCGTCTGCGTGCGGCTGTGCCGGAGAACAGATGCTGTTCAAACTTTTGTACACTATTCTTCCATCGAACATTGTTGCAGCATTGCTTTCCGGCCTTGTAAAGGCTGTGGTAGGAAAATACATTATAGATGTCTCCGACCTCAAGACTACGCTGTAGTCTCAGCGACTCTCGCTTTTCTTTGCGTCTTTCATAACGTCCTTTTCTTCTACTCATAAAATTAAATTTTTCGCCCTCCGTACAAGTATCTTATAGAGCATCGTCTAACTTGCTTAATCCCTGCACATGAAACGGGGTGAGATGCTTTGCCCGCCATGCACGCTCGGAAAATCCCGGCGGCGTTCGTGCCTGAATATCAGAGGGACAGTTTCGGACTTTCGTCACAGGAAGCATTTCTCCTTTCGTAAGGGTCGTATTTCACCCTTCATTGGGGTTACTGCGGTTGACCCAAACCATTTCTGGCTTACGAAATCCGGGGCGAGCCCATTGGAATTGTTGGCGTTGTTGTTGTTGGCGTTGCCGTTGGTGTTCACATTGCAGAAGTTGTTGGCGTTGTTGTAATTAGGGGAACGCTCCCACCAATTGGCAGTGGAACACAGGGGGCCGAAAACCCAAAGCGACAACTTTTTACAGAAATGCACCTAATGAGTATCAAGTCGTTATCTGCCTTTGTCGCTCTTGAGCACGCTGGTCAGAAGATGGTTTTCGGTGTCAATCAGCTCACCCAACTCTTGCGACATATGCTCTAATTTTCTCTTGGCATCTGATGCGTTTACATCTTTGCCGCTTCCGGTCGTAAAGCATCCCGAAGGATTGGTCATCATCAGTTCATAGCAATGGGCTAAATGCACATCGAGCGCAAGCAACGCCGCCCTCGCTTCGAGAAGATGTGTCTTTCGCAGCTCCTTACGGGTTGCGTCGGATGGGTAGATGCTGTTTGCTTTCTCTACATGGTCTACGACCTCCGAAGCAAGCTGGGACACCTGCGCGGCCATAAGCCTTGAATATCGGGATGATAACCTCGACAGGAAGTTGATGGTCTGGATATAGATTTTGTTTGCCGCATTGACATACTCGGCCTTGCTCTCAGACCTGTGTGCCTTCAGAACAGACATAAAGCTTTCTCTCCTTTCATTCGTTATAGTTTTGGAGAATTTATTCTCTCCGCTCTTAACCGCAAGGGTGTAACCCCCCCTCCCTGCGGGGTACAAGCTGCTCTATCAAAAGCGCTTGTGATACATAAATGGGGAGGGGGTCAGGTTCCCATCCCATACCACAAAGGTGTAACCCCTTCGAGATATGGACATATTTTTTCATTCGCACGTCGCTTCGCCCACTTCCGTGGGCGTGATTTCCTCTATGGATACAAAGCCGATACAGGATTAGACCCTGAAAGCCGGGGCGAGCCCATAGGAACGGCTGGCGCTGCCGTTGTTGGCGGTGCCGTCGGTGGTCACACCGCAGAAGTTGAGGGCGTTGTTGTAAAGAGGGGAACGCTCCCACCAATAGGCAGTGGAACCCGTTGCGCTGTGACGGTATTTTACCTTGGCGTTGCCTCCAGAATAATAGGTATATTGCTTCTGATAGTTCTGCTCGGCGCTGTTCGCATAGGTTCTTGCTCCAAAAATTTCAAACTCAGCGAGAAGTGGAAGATAATCCGTTGTCGCAGTAACATTCCCAGCAGTATTCGTGCCGCCGCCAGTGTTATCCGTGTAGATGGTCATCGCCTTCATCACGGCACGTAGGTCGCTCGGAAGTGCAGCCAGAAGTGTATTGGCTGTTGGACTTGTCGGGCTACTATCGCTGCCAAGCACCGTCTTTCTCATATGGCTGCTTGCCCAACCGCCGGAGTTTGTGTTGCTTGTGTTCATCGTGAACTTGCCGGAAGCGGTTTGCTGGCTACCATAGTTGGCGTCAATCAGGCAAATGTCAATGCCATCGGTTGCTGCAGTCTTAAAAGTACCAAAATCAATGCCAGTGGCGCCATTGTGAGCAAATCCAAGGATATAGACATAATAAGTCCCATCGATTGCTGTAGTGCCTACAGTTCCGTTGACTTCGATGGACTTGCAATCACCAACATCCCAATAATTGTCTCCTGTGCCATCTGCCGCAACCTGACTGATGACCGCCCAATCATTTTCGTCAAGCACACCGGTAACAAACTTGGCGTTGACCGTAAGCTCTACATCGGCAGGAGCGTAGTAGTTGGCATCCTCCGCAACACTGAAGGTCACGGTTGCCACGCCGGTCGCCTGATTGACGCTCGAAATCGTGAAGGCAACTTCACCTGTTGCAGAAGAGGAGTCCGGGCTTACAGTCGCAATATTGGTTGCATTGGATACAGCGCTGATTACGCCTGTACTGTTCCGCGTCGCTGTAATGGTGGCAGTAAGCGTAGTAGTATCTAAAGTGACTTCTGCAGCACTCAGCGTCAGCACGCCCGCCGCCTTGCCAATAGTCCATGCCACCGTTTTTGCATCGATGCTCCCATCTGCCCAGCGATACTCTGTGGTGGGCGTAAATGTTGCATCATAGCTCCCGGCGGTCAGACCAGAGGTCACGCCTCCCAGCGTTGCTTTTGCTGCATCGTGATTTGCCCAAGTGGGAGACTGAGTATTTCCGTTATATGTCAGCGTGCCGCTCTGAGAAGGGATATCCGCAATCGTGAGACGGTTGGCAACGCCTGTCGTTCTCTGAGAAACAGCAGCATTGACGCCTCCATCCGTTGTCTCCGGGAAAAAGCTGATATAATAGGTCGTGCCATTTGTCAGCCCATCAACCGTGAGCGGAGAGCTGGCATACTGATTGCGGGTAGTGCTCTTCAGTTTATAAGCTGCGCCAGCATCGTCCTTATCGGTGGCATAATCACCCTCTTTTAAAACGATGGTGGTGCTGCCCCAGGATGCCAGCGTGATGCCGTCGCTGGTGATAGCTGCTGCGGGGTCAGTCCAGCTTACTGTCATTTTGCCATCGCCTGCTTCTGTCGAGGCGCTCATACCGGTTACGAGCCAGCTATCAATGCCATCCACCTGTGCGGTCGGTGTAGCATTAAATTCATCTGCCGCAATGTCGGTGTAGGCGCCGGTTGTGGTATAGGGGAAAAATTTATAGTAGTAAGTCGTATCATCAGTTAGCCCGCTGTCGCAGAAGTAGGTATTCGCATATGAATTGCGGGTCTTGATATCGAGTACGACTGTGCCATCCCGTCGGCTGGTAGGGGCAGAACCAGCCTTTCGAACCAGCAAAGTACCGCCCCAATACGCCAGTGTGGTGCCGCCCACAATGAGGTCTTCGGGGTCTGTCCACTTTACATAGACCTTGCCGGATGCAGCCAATGTCTGGATATTGGTAACAGGGCTAAGCGAAAGGCCGCCACCGCCGCCAGAACCGCTGCCACCTGGGAAGTTAGATAAAATAGGCATAGTTACACTCTCCTTTTAGCCTAATAGAATGATGCACACGGGAATGTCAAACGGAGGGACTTCACCGTCTGCAGCGATAATCAGCTTGCCGTCCTCCTGTCCAATGATGGAAAGGCAAGCTGCCCGAGCAATGTCCCTCTGGTCTGCGGTTGCATCGTGTGCAATAGAAATCACGCCGTTCTGTTCTGCGGTTAGCCCATCAATAAGCAGCTCCTGCGTATAAGGCATGGAAACACCAGCCCATGCGGATGCTGGCAAAACAGTCTGTATGGCCATGCTGTTGTTTGCTTTTTTACCAAGAGCGTTATCGATTTTTATCATGTTGGAATCATCTTGGCCGCTCATCTTTTCGCGCCAATCCAAAAACCGCTCTGAGCTATCATCCGTCAGATACAGCTTGTAGTTCGTAGTTTCACTCATATCAACACCCCCGGTTAGTTCAGCAGGATAACCACAACAGGGATATCACACTCCGGGAGTTCGCCAAATGCAGCAATGGTAATTGTGCCATCGCCTTGGCCGCATACATACAGTCCTGCATTTTGAGCGGCCTCCATTTCTGTATCTGAGATAGATTGAGTAGTGCCGATAATGCCGTTTGTATTTGCCGTGACGCCGGTTATATTCAGCACCTGCTGCTTATCCTCCGACCAGCCGGATGCAAGAAGGGTAGAGGTGACAGCAACGCTGCCTGCGCCGCCGCCTTCCCCAATCAGAGCAATAATGTATTCGTCATCAAACGGCAGCTCGGAATATTTTTTTGTGCCGTCGCCTATCTTCTTGCGAATTTCTCCGCTGGCTGTATCCACAACAATGATTTCGCCATCGAGAAGAACGGGGTCGTTTGCTTCCCAGTTATCGCTTGTATCCCGCTTGTTCTTTGTGCGGGCGTCAAATTCTTTTACAGCCATAGAAACCTCCTTTTCGTCAGATTATTAGTAAGACCCCCGAAGGCGTAAAGCCCTCGGAGGCCATAGGTAGAATTGGTATTTGGTGTTGTTAAGACAAAGGAAGACAACCGAACCATCGCCAACAGCCCCTATACCGTTCAGCGTGATTGTGGGCATTCAGCGCCCTCCTTCTGCCCTAAAGGGCGGTTTTTCTTTGCCCACTTGGGCGGGTTACAGTGCTATGCAAGATCATAATAAAGCGTCAGTGTTTTTGATACGCGAGCTGTCATATCACCGGAAGTGGTAGGAAGATTGCCCGACTCAATTCCGGCGCTCCCGGACTCAGGCGCTACATAACTTCCCGTAGCATTCAGATATGTTGTCAGATACAATTTGCAGTATGTCGGATAAGTCATATTCGCCCCGTGTCCGACAAGCGTGACATACGCCCACCCCTCTGTACTTCCTGCCTCAATCGTTGCATAAGCACCGGCGTTGTAAGCATCTCCATTCTTTTCGTATGCGTCCAACCGTATTCTGATGGCGTTTGGGATGGAGGCGCTGAGCCTGACTCTCGCCGCGTATTCAGTACCATCCTCCTCGTTCGGCACATTTAGAATGCTAAAATCTATCGTAACCGTCACGCTCTTGGACAGTTTTTTGCGCCAGACAGTGGTGTTATTGAATCTTATTTTGTTTACCGTATTGCCAAAATAGTCAACATCATAGGTGTTTGGGATGGTTGTTCCGTCCACTATAAGAGCCATACGCCCACCTCCTTACGGCGTTGCACTGGTAATCGTCAGCGTTGTACCGGAAAGAGAATAGGTTACACCGGCAGTAGAGTTGACATATTCCTCTGTGGCGAGCTGGGTAAACATAATTCGAGCATCTTCCGTTTCATCAGCAAAGATGTACACGCTGAGATCAAGGTTAAAGAAATGGCACGAGAACTGCACCATATCGCTCTTCTTGATAACCAACACCGCATCATAGTTACCTACGGTAACTCCGCCTTCCAGCATATTCATACGGAGAATGACATTTTCCCCACCATCAGATGCTGCCATAATTTCAGCGTAGGTGCTGCTGATGTTTTCAATCGTAGGAGTATCTCCCGTTGTGACATCTGCCGTCACGAAGAAAACGGTCTTTTTCGCATCCAACTCTGCCTGTGTTTTTTCCGAGCTCCACACCGTATCGGGGCTGGTGGTGGTATCGTCAATTTCCGTCCTTGCGTCAAGCTCTGCTTGTACCTTCTGTGCGCTCCACACATTGGAAGCGGTGGCCGCCGTATCGTCAATGGCGTTCTGCGGCACAGCGGCGTAATCAGTCGCCTTGATGATAAATGTCACCACCAAAGCAGGCGGCTGCACGGTGTCGGAATTGCCGTAGATGGCGCTGGATTTGGAGGCGTCGAGAGTCATTGCTGCCCATCTGTTCGTGGCGCTGCCGCTTGACTCGTAATTCTTTGTGCTGGTGGTGCTGAATGCAAAAGCACCAGTTGGCGACCCGGTTTCTCCCGTGTAAATAGAGCGACCACTTGACGCGGTAATATTCGGCAATCCCGCTTCCATCTCCGTGCCGAGCGCATTAGTGCCTGCGCCTTGCAGGAACTTGTCAGACAGGTTG